CGAGCATGCCGCCCAAAACAGTTAGGAGTGTACCCATGTCAAATTCAGGTAACTCAGGTAGTTCTGCACCAGCAAAAGATGCACCAAATATAATTAGGTCTTTGATTATAAAGTGGTATGCAAAAGCAATCGCACAGACCCAGCCAACCGCTGGACGCCAACCACCTTTGAATAATGAACCAGATGCTGCTTCAGCCTTATTAACTTCAATTTGGGCGAGCGCTATCTGCTGGGCATGTTTATCAGCCATTGTAGCCAAATCGTGGGCCAACTTAGCTTTTTGATCTTTGTCCTCTATGAACTTGTCAAGTAAGCCAGTTACTGGCCCTATTAGTGTTTGTAGCATAATTACTCCTCAATAAGTTCCACTATATCATAACTTCCCTCTGAATTTTTTTCCAGCTTTACTTTTAATTCTTTGCATTTCCACTGGTTATCAAAGTTTACACCACCGTTAACATTACGTTTGATTGTCCTTTTAGTAGACAAACACTCTGATAATTTATCATAGGGTGTGTATTCTATAGCTTCTCCGTTGCTGTATAGAAGTAACACAAAGACTAGCTCTATCATGGTTTGCTCCCATTCCTCATCTTTTCTATGTTTTCTTCTATAGTTGTTATACGTTTTTCATAAAACTCCAAAGTTAATTTTTGTTGTTGGTCATATGGTGCTTGACCACTTTCTATTTGAGTTTGGAGTTTTTCTAGCTCCTTTGCTAAATGTTCTATTAACATGAACTGCTCAGAATCAGCAGGTAAACTACCCATTTCACCTCGGGGCCACTTGATTCTAAACTCTGTATTCTGTTCTTGATCAGCTTCCATCATGGTAATACTTGTTTCCATTTGATTAAGCCGTTCTATGATTCCAAAGTACGCCCATGTAGCAATAGAAGCTGCTGCTACCATAGTAACAATATTTCTAAGTGGTAGTGCAACCTCAGTATTTTCATTTAATTTTGTAGCCATAACATCTGTTTATACCATCTATTTGTAAATTTCAGTACCCTTTTTTACTTGCTGTAGTTTACATATTGCTGTAATTTTTTCCCGTGGTGTGCTTGTTTCTGCTGGCATTGGAGGCTGATTCATAATACGCCTAGCAAAATATCTACACCGATTAATATCATACCAATAAGTTACAGGCGGCTGTAAAGCAGTTCCAAGATATATATGTAAAGCAAACACTGTTATCATTTCCCGTTCGTACTGCGTTGTGTCCAAGCAGTCGTCCCCATATAGGTAGCAACCACGCCACCACCTGTAAGGTAAAATAAGTTACTAATATCAGCCAGTGCGTTAACTCTTTCTATTGGTACAAAAAACATAGCTACAGTAAACACACCCATTGCAATTAAAGAAAACCTAGCCATCCTAAGTTGAGCTAGGTTTTTTCGTGTAGCATCTTCTGTCTGTTTAATTTCTTTGACATGACCAAGTTCTTCATCAGTAACTATACCGTCACCATCTTGGTCATACTCAGCATATATAGATTGTTTTTGTAGTTTCTTTGGCATTAGATAATCCCCTTATATCTAAGAATCCAAACGCCACCTACTAAAATTCCTAATCCTATTAATACAAATAATATTATTGCAACCCATGTTTGAAAGCTTTCTACAAACGAAGCCCACTGGCGTTCTTTTTCTTTTGCTGCTTCTTGCCTTTTCTTTCTAGCCTCTACGCAAAACCTTACATAATCGCTATGTAAACCGGGCCTGCCTAGATATATCATCATTTCTTTTAGGTCTTTTTCTTTTTGTTTTATTTCTTCGAGAGCCATAAACTCTTCTAAATCGCTCTCATCCTTTCCAGTAAAGTTTGACCATATACTGTTCTTTTTCTTGTGTGCATGTTTGGCTAGATCATCTGTAGCATGTGTAAAAGCCGCAATCTGTTTACCAACAGAAGTTAGCTCACGGCCGTTTTCAACCGCTTTGCGGATTACGGCATAAGCCGCATTTGCTGCTGCTACATACTCTAACACAGGACATACCTAACCTTTCTTACTATCCATTTTCTTTTTCTTTGATCGGATAATCTGATCCCTTAGATTTTCTGGTAACGACATCTGAGCTTTAGTAAGCTCTGGTACTTCTTTACCATCTTTGTACATAACTTTATTTTTCTTCTTTACTTCACCACCATAACCATACATCTGTGTGCCCATCTTCATCTTCTTTTTATCTTTCATCTTATAGCCCGGCATTTGATCACCTCCTTACGTTGTTAGTGTTATAATTATAGAGAGTAAAATTACTATGATAGCACCTGCTGATCCTAGTAACACACGCTCTAATCTGTTAATCCTAAACAGAATCATTTCATACCGTTCAGCACACACAGCCTCATGCTGTAGTAACTCAGTATTAATTTCTGCTGTTGTCATACGTTTTTTACTCATCCTGCCCTAACACCGCTGCTGTTTGGTCTTCTACGACTGGCGGTTTTTCATAAAGGGGTGGCTCTTCAACAATCACACCTTGACTTACAAACTCATCACCCCGTAAAAATCTACCGTCTGGCATCATAACAAGAGGTGTACGTTTAATTTCTTTAGACATCATCTTTTTCTTTTTCACTTACTGCTTTTAATGTTTCTACAACTTTAAGTTCATAAGCTTGTGCCACTTGTTTATCTTCCCCAGTAGCAATTTGAATGTCATTTGCATTACAATGCGCTACAAGTTTTGCAATAATTTCTTCTTTCGCAATACGAGCACGATTGTAAATAGCATTTTCACACCAGTCTTGAACTGACACAGCTGCATACTCTAAACTTTTTTGCTGAGTATCTGTTACAGTAATTTTTATTTCTGCCATAATATCTCCTTTCTACCCTAGTAAATACATAGACCAATGTGGGTCATTTGTTCCTGTGTTATTACTACCACCTTGCCACATACCCCTATTACTAATTTGCATAGTACAAGCATCATTAGCAGTTAGCTGTATGATGTAAGAAGCAACCATTTGAGAATAAGCATGCCCTTCTTCCCCTCTAGCTTGTATTGCTACAACATTACCATTTACTCTCATTTGCATTCTAGCAGCAGAGCCTGTATTATTTTGGCCAGCTATACCGCCAAAAGTAACAAAATATCTACCAGTTACAGGAACAGTAAATGTTGTCCCTGAAAGGTGGCTTCCAAAATTTTGAAATATATTACCCCAGTTTACAGGGTTGGCAGTTAAATTAGTATTACCAGAACCGGAGTTATGTCCTGTTCCTATAGCGCAAGAAAATCCGGGAGTGTTTGGTTTTAGTAAATGACCACTAGCATCAACTGATAATTGTTGTGTTCCATCGATTTCTAAAATAAAATCACTACTTCCTTGTGAGTTTCCAGCGTCTGCCCTCAATCTCACACTACCAGCATCATTTGTAAATATTTGTGCATACGCATTAGTAGATGTATCTTGTAAACGGATTACTGGATTTGTACTAGAAATATGTAAGTCATTACTAGGACTTGTAGTATTAATCCCGACTTTGTTATTAGAACTATCAACTTTTAATACATTAGTATCTACTGAGAGGTCACCAGAAAGAGTTAAGTTAGAAGGAGAAATTAATTCATTAAATAAAGCAGCGGTAGGTCTTAGTTCAAATCTATCACCAATAGCAAAAGCACGAGCTGAAGTATTATCTTGAGCACGAACTACAGTCATAGAATCTGAAGAACGTGCAGTAACTTTTACAATTTCAAGATTATTACTAGTATCAATAAGTGTAGCAAAGAAGAAATCACCAGAGCCAAGTGAAGGAAAACGTGCACCTTGTCCTGAGTCAAGAGCAACAGTAGTATCAGAGTTATTAATACCAGCTGATATGGTTCCAAATGCGTTGTTTGTTACTTTGACTCCCATGTCCTACTCCTACTCTGGCTTAGTTGGCCATGCAAAACCTTCATCATCTATCGATGAGTAAGTCTTTGTAATATCACGCAGCGCCTGTCTATAAGTTTTCATATCATCAGACATTGTATTATCAGACAACGCTAAATAATCTGTTTCCTTTAACTTTCCGTTTCTTTCTGCTCTAAGTCTATCTAAATCAACTGCAGCTTTAGCTGCGTTCATTTTTTCGTCTATCTTAGAGTCACTTAAAGTAATTTCTTTATTATCTTTATCCCACGCCTGTGCACTACCATCTTCTTTAACAAGAATAGAAATGGCATCAGGATAAGCAGCTGCAATAGCATCGTATTTAATACTCATACTGTAATCTCCCATATTGTTAATCGTGTTCCACCAGTATCATAAGAAGTAGAACCATTGGCAGGAGAGCCAAGATATCTCGTCATACTTGAGTTATGTGACTTTAGACGGATAGTATAAGCAGGTGTTGTACTCGCTGGTGTGTGTAATACTGAACCGTAAACCATCATAACTAAATACTGAGTTGCGCCACTATCATTACCTGCTGTGGATGCGTGGATAGAACGAAAAGAACTATCTCCGCTGTTTCCAATATTAGTTGATCCGTCAAATACAGTAATACCTGCATGGCCTGCCCAAGAACCGTGATAGTGCTCACCAAGGAAAGTTTCTAACTGTACTAAAACTTTTGAGCCTGAAGCAATAGCATTATCAAATGATAAATTTACTAAACCTGTATTTACATAACTTGTAGAAGCAGTGCCAAACTCACCATTTGCTGTAACTTGTTTTACTTGTCGTACACCTCCTGCAGTACCAAAAGAAAACGTGCCATCACCGTCTGACAATAAAGCTTGACCCGCAGTACCATTTCCAGAAACATTAAGTTCGTCAGCACCAACTACATTGTTGTCAATAGACCAAGTAGCACCATCTGAAGATACAGTGATGTCACCTTTGTCACCGTCAAGGTTTACACTAGTAAGATCAACAAGACCTTGCGCTGTTACACGAAGTTCTATTCGATCCCCAATAGCATATGCTCTTGCTGTTGTGCCTTCTTGAGCACGAGTTGCTGTAAGGACATCACTAGACCTAGCTGTTACTTTAACGATCTCAAGATTATTAGAAGCATCAATTAGTGTAGCGTAAAAATATTCTCCACTCGAAAGGGATGGAAAGCGAGCACCATGTCCACTTGCAACTGTTATGCTTGTAGCACTAGATGACAAACTAGCAGCTAGTGTGGAGTGACCATTGTTTGAGAATTTTACACTCATAATTTAACTCCTTAGTTTACAGTTACAGTCCAAGTAATACCTAATGTATCTGCAGCCCCTTTGTTAATTACTGAGAAAACAGTTCTACATAGAAGTGTACCACTTGAAGATGCGTTTAATATTCCAGCTTCAGTAATTGCACCTGTTCCTGTACCAGCAGGGAATGTTGCAACGTAAGCAACAGCATTACTTGACACAGTAGTAGATGTAAGTGCAACTCGACCAGCTTCACTACCAAGAGCTGCATCACCAGCGGCTGCAGCAGTGCTGCCAGTACCGATAGCCATGTGACTCATAGCTGTAGCTGAGGCGTCTTTCATTCGTGACGCAATATATTCTTTACCATCAGTAACAACAATGTTAGGTACAACCGTTTCATGTACGTTACCGTCAGGTTTTGTAACAGTAATTTTTAATTCACCTGTTACTTTGATAGTATCATTTATCATATCCATCTCCTTTTAAAAACGTGCTCCTGCACAAAGCGGTGTTTCATTTAAGTAATGACCACCTAATTCAGGATCGTCCGTATCAGTATATATGAAATTGAGTAATAGTCCAGCATTGATTGTATCTGGAAAACTTATCGTGTCCATGTTAAGTAAAGCGTCATTTAGCTGTTCTGCAGCACCTAACACTCCTGTAAATGAACGTCTAGCTATACCATCGTTTGAAGCACCCGCTAATATAGATGTATTCAAAAGACTTCCATTATGGGTTATAACTTGGTGTGTATCAACCCTTCTAAATCTATACCTGTCTTGAATAAAAATTTTATCATAAAATTGAACAGCATCTAAACCTTCACCAAACAATACACTTTCATTAAGCATACCGAAATCTTCATTAAGCTGATGTCCTAATTCAACTACACGAGAAACTTGGCTTCCCTGTATATGATACCCTTTAACTTTACCTGTCTCAGCTCCATCGACTGCAACGGCAAAACTAGGATAGAGATGGTCTGATTCTCCAAGTATTAGACTAGTATTTATACTTTCTGTAACTGACGCAGTATGTGAAAAAGCCTGCTGTATATTAAACACAGCAGATTCTACAGGACTTACTGTATTACTTAATGGTATAGAAGGATTTAACTTTATACCTTCTACTGCAGAAAGACTGTCGGTTAAACCTCCATGAGTAAAGTTTTTAGCTGTAGCTTCTGTAGGTGACGCAGTATCAGCAAGACTATTATTAGTAACAGTCTTAGCTGTAGCTTCCACGACACTGGTAGTATCGGTTAGACCTTTTGTAACACCAAAAGTATTTATTTGTTCTGAAGCCGTAACCGGATCAGGGTCTACATCAGCATCTGATAAATCAAAATCTATATTAGAAGTAAATGCCTTTACATTAGATTGTGTAGCACTAACGGAGTCATTTGGATCAGCAACTGTAAAAGATTTAGCTGTTTCTTCTGTAACTGACACTGTATCGGTCAGCTCTGTTGTCACATCAAAGCGATCAATCGCCTCAGAAGTTGTTGCTGTGTCTGTGACG